GTCCTCGACGACCTCGCGCCCGATCCGCTCGCCTATTACATCCTCGCAAAAGGCTGACTCCATGACCCTCGAAACCAAGATCATTGCCGTCGTTCAAGCCATCGGCGCCGACATCAAAGACCTGCGCACCAAACAAGGCGACCTCACCGCACTGAGCACAACTGCCAAGAGCAATCTCGTCGCGGCGATCAACGAACTGTACGGCCTGCTGGGTTCCTCCGGAGCCGTTATCGATGACGCAGCCGGCGACGGCGCCACGGCTGTCACCTGGTCGGCGGACAAGATCTTCGACACGATCGAAGCGGCCAAGGCAGCGGTGAAGGCAGAACTCACCGACGGCGCCTCGACCGCACTCGACACCCTGGCCGAACTGGCCGACGCGCTGGGCAACGACCCGAACTACGCCGCCACCATTGCCACCGAACTGGGAAACCGCGTGCGCTACGACGCCGCGCAAACCCTCACTGCCGCGCAAAAGCTGCAGGCCTGCCAGAACATCGGTGTCGGTGACCCCGAACACGACTACCTGACCGACTACAACACCGCCAAGGCCTAAGTTATGAGCCTGGAACAGAGACTAGTCGCTGCCTTTCAGGCGGTTGGCGCCGATATCAAACAGCTGCAGGCTCAGGCGGCGCCCTCTGTGTTCTTCCGCACGGAGGCCATCACCGCCACGGTGTCTGGGCAAACGTCGTTCACCGTCCCGGGAGGCTACACGCCCGGCGCGATCTTCGTGTCGCTCAATGGGGCGGCCTTGGCGCCTGCCGACTTCGCAGCCACTAATGGCACGACGGTGGTCCTGGCCAGCGGTACAGGGATCGTGGCTGGCTCGGTGCTGTTGGTTTACGTGCTGTCGGCGTTTCAGGTGGCGGATGCGTTGCCGCTCGGCGGGACTGCTGCTGATTCGAGCAAGCTAGGCGGTCAGCCTCCGGAATTCTATCTAGGTGGCGGATCGTGGGGCTCTATTACCGGCACATTGGCAAACCAGACCGACCTGCAGACGGCATTGAACAGCAAGGCCAATAGCGCCGATGTCAACTTCGCCATCATCTACCCTAACGGGGGTGCTGCCGAGTCTCCTAGTCTGGCATCTGTGTCGACGCGCTACGCAGTTGCCAACCCGTATCCGGGGCATGAGGTCGTCTGCAAGGTGCAGTTTCAGCGAAGCGGCGTTTGGGGTGACGTAGATGCCGCCACGATAGACGGCAGTGGTAGCGGGGCGGCCGGCGCGAAGGCGTTTCAGCTCGGCGACGAGATAATCATCCAGACCGCGAGATATCTGCTGCGCGACAGCTCGAACAATGACCGATTTGTACACCATCCATTTACCGGAGTTAATTCGGACGTAACGAGTGCGCCATTTCGTGTAAAAGTCTGGAAGCTAAAAGGAGCCATCGCATGAGAGTCTATGCAGAAGTAGGCTTCAGCCTGCAGCAGATCGGTGGAAACCGCCCAGATGGCTGGATCGTCATGCAGGGCGAGCGGCCGACGCCTGAACATGTGGCGCAGGAGGATGGTTCGTGGGCGGTTCCGCCAGCGCCAGTTCCTGAGTCCGTCACCATGCGCCAGGCCCGCCAAGCCATGCTCAGCGCCGGAATCCTCTCTCAGGTCGACGCACTGATCGCGGCGATGCCTGGCGAGGATGGCGAATCGGCTCGCATCGACTGGAACCACGCTCGCGACGTGAAGCGCGACTGGCCGCTGATCGGCGCGCTTGGTCCGCAGCTTGGTCTAACTGAGCAGCAGATTGACGACCTCTTCATCTACGCGGCGAGCATTCCACAATGACAGCAGCACGTGACCTAGCGCGCTTGGCACCGCTGCCTAGCGATACGACCAAGCGCTATGTGTGGGTGCCCGGTACCGGGTGGGTAGAGACAGGCGCGCTGGTCACTACCGCCACAACCCGCACCCTGGCACTTACCGACGCCTGGAACTACGTGCGCCCCGGCACAACGAGTGCCATCACGCTGACTGTTCCGACAAATGCCTCCGTGGCGTTTGAAATCGGCACTGAGATCACCGTTCGGGCGCTCGGCAACGTTACCCTGGCGGCGGCCAGTGGCGTAACGCTGAACGCTCCGTCGGGCGGCACGCTCAGCATGACTGCCCGCATGACGGTCACCCTGAAGAAGGTCGCCACGGACGTATGGGACGTGATCGGCCAGACGGTGGCAGCATGATGCCCGGTGTGGTGGCGGGGTTCCCGAAGGCGGCGGGCATCGTGCTGACCTCGACCGGAACAGGGTTTGCAAAGAACATCACCGGCGCGCTGGACCCTGCATACGCCAACGTGCAGCCCGGCGCGGCAGCGGTGCAGGGCGCGAGCGGCGAGATACTCGAGCTGAGCTGGACGGCCGGCACGCCGAACGACCCCGGCTACCCTGATCGGGTTACGCTGCAGGTCAACGGCTCGTTCGCCTCGGCGTCGGCCGTGCCGTTCAGCACGCTGACCGTCGACGGGGCTACCGTCTATTCCAAGGCCAGCGCCGTGTTCCAGAACCTCGGCAGCGCCTGCACGCTGACCTGGCGCAACGTGTCGAACCCATTCCCGGCCGGCACGCACAACCTGGTGTTTGCCTGATCTGTGCGGCGGCGCACGGGCGTCGCCCGTGGGGTTGGGCAGGATGCCCGCTCGACCAACCGCAAAAGGAACTTGCGATGGCATTTTCAGCAGGGCGCGTTCTGCGCCGTACGATGTTCGGGGTGGCCTGCGCGCTGGCGGGCGCGTACCTGGGCGCCAACCATGTGTATGACCTGATCGAGCAGGACCTGCCCGGCATGCTCGAGGAGGCAGGCTGCGTACCGCCCGCGGCGGCGCATCCCGAGCAACCGGCTGGCCTACAGCGCCTCGAGACGTAGTGCCTCGGCGAGGTGCAGGTTGGCCAGCCGCTCGAGCTCCTGCAGGGCAGCGGCGCGGTCGCGCTCGCTGAACAGTTCAGCCTCGGCAAAATCCACCTCGGTGGGTAGCGCGTCGCGTATCGCCTGCGCCGCCCAGCCCGCCGCAAATGCCTGAATGTGAGCCTTGACCATTCCCCGTTCCTCCGGCCCGCGTCCTGCGGGCGCTTTGTTGTGGTGGGCCGTAGTCTATGCGCATTGTCCCAGCCGCTCAGCCTGTTTGGCCGGGCGGCGCGGAATACAACTCAAAGTCGCGGTAGCGGAAAGGGGGGTAGGGCGCGAGCGCGGCGTCGAGGTGCCGCAGGCAGGTTTCGATCGCTGGCGCGCGGGCCCCGTCGTCGCCCTCGACCAGAACGTTCAGGGCATCGATCAGCTCGGCGTTGGTCGGCTCGCTGAGCAGCAGCCCGTGATGCTCGGTCATGGTCTGGCCTTTGTACACCAGCCTGACCGGGTCCCGGCCGACCAACGAGGCGCCGTCGGCCAACAGTGAATTGATGTGGTTGCGCAGCGCGGTGCATTGCCGGCGCTCCTGCCGTTGAAGGTTCATCCCTGACTCCGTGGTTGTCGTGCACCAATATGGTGACACAGCTCACGTTTCGATGACATCATAGCGCCACTACCTGCATAACTTCCTGTGTGCAGCTGTGGTTTCCGGAGCCCGCCTTGTGCGGGCTTTTTTTCGCCTGGAGAAAACCATGCGGCCCCTGACCGAGCAGCAGCTGCTGCGCATCCTCCCGAACGCCCGCCCTGTCGCGGGCGTTTTTGTCCCTGCACTCAACCGGGCCATGGCGCGCTATCACATCGACAGCCCGGTGCGCCGCGCGGCATTTCTCGCCCAGGTTGGGCACGAGTCAGGCCAGCTGCGCCGGCTGGCCGAGAACCTCAATTACAGCGCCGCTGGCCTGGCCGCGACCTGGCCGGGGCGCTTTCGCGCGGCCGACGGGCAGCCCAACGCGTTGGCGCACCGCCTGGCGCGGCGGCCCGAGGCCATCGCCAACCAGGTCTATGCCGAGCGCCTGGGCAACGGCCCGGCCGCCAGCGGCGATGGCTGGCGCTACCGCGGGCGCGGGCTGATCCAGCTCACCGGGCGCGACAACTACCGCACCTGCGGCGAGGCCATCGGCCAGAACCTCGAGGACTACCCCGACCTGCTCGAGCAGCCAGAGTGGGCCGCGCTATCCGCCGCCTGGTACTGGGCCCGCAACGACCTCAACGAACTGGCCGACGCCGGCCGGTTCGAGGCCATCACTCGGCGCATCAATGGCGGTACCCACGGCCAGGCGCAGCGCCTGGCGTTGTGGCAGGCGGGGCAGGAGGTGTTGGCATGATCGGCACGCTATTTGAGCGCAGCACCGTTTACGGCCTGCTGGCAGTGCTCTGCTTTGCCGCGGGCTGGAAGGTCAATGGCTGGCGGCTGGGAGCAGGCGTCGCGCAGGGCCAGGCCCAAGCGGTGCAGGTGGTGCGCGTTGTAGAGCGCAAACAACAGGTGGTAGCCGATACAGAAGGACAGAAAGGCCATGATGAACTGGAAGACCTGCGGCGCGCTGCCGCTGATGCTGGGGCTGTTGCTGCTGGGCTGCGCCGGCAAGCCGGGCGGCTTGCCACTCAGCTCGCTACCTGCAATGCCGGAACTGCCGGCGAGCGCCAGGCAAGGGCAAACGCCGCCGCAGTGTTCGCCGACGTGCTTGGAGAAATGGAAGCAGCAGGCCGAGCAATGGCAGGTCAGGCTGACAGATCCCGTTCAGCAGGGCTTACCTGTGAGCGGGTCTACGATGGAGTGAGGCGCGGCGGATAGGTCGCGAGTCGTCGCGCCCAACTACGCTACTGGAAGAACTTGACTGCGACAGGCGCGCTTTCATCAAACCCGATTCGCATGTCCCGGACTAGCCATAGCGCGTTTTCGATGTCTGCTGGAGCGAACTTGAGGGGATCGGCGACCTGATCAGCCAGTACCAGAGAGAGCAGGGCGATCTTCACCTTGGGTACAGGGTGGTCGCCCAGGCATTTCTGAATCTCACGGGCCAAAGAAACCTTGATCTTCGGCGTGATCCCAGATGTCCTGCATTCGATGTCAAACCATTCCTGCGCCTTCTCGATTTGGCGGGTGACTTCCTCTTGGTAAGGCATGCGGTCCTCTCATATTGAATTGGTGAGCGGCCACGATATCCATTTGCCTGTTCATTGGTAAGCGGCCGCGCTGTGTCATAACGGCGCTGCGTCTTGCTCTGCCGCCCAGCGTTTGGCCGGGGTACTGCTCAGCGCCAGGCGCCACGGTGGCCCGTCTGATCGCGTGATCAGCAGCCCGTCGACCGTGCCGATCACCTGGGTCACATAGTCCACGCTGCGGGTGAGCTGCAGGCCATGCAGCGGGTCGGCGCTGATGCAGCCCAGCAGCGTGCGGTCGCGGCTGTACAGGTGGCCCTCCGGCCCGACCGTGGCAACCAGCTGGTCACCCT